GTGATGGCAGGTCTCTTCGATGGCTCAGTAGTAGCTTTCGAGTATCGACCAAACAATGCCAGTTCCCAACCGAAATACACAGGGAACGCCTTAGTCACAAACTACACAATTGATTCAAGTGCGACTGATCTAGTATCAATCAGCTTTTCATTAATCGTNNNTGGTGCAGTGACTAGAGGAACTGTCTAACACTAAAAATGGTCTCACAAAGAAGAAGACTTAAACGAACTGCAAAAGGTCTGGGAACTCTAATCGAAGTCTCTGGTGTGGATATTGCCAACCAGAAGAGATTGATCGAGCTTCTCGGATCTGATGCTGTGAAAATTTATAAACAATTTAACTATCAATTTGGCGAAAATGTCGCCAAAGATGTTAGGAAAGTTCTACCAAAGGACTCTGGAAAATTAGTTGCATCAGTTAGAGCAATGAAAACCAAACAAGGAGCATCGTTCAAAGTAGGTTATGGAAAACGACAAACCTATGCACGACTCCAAGAGTTCGGTGGATTTAATCCCTATGGAGGAGCTTTCAGAAGAGGTCGCCAACTATATAAACCACAGAAGAAAAAAGGATATTTCATCTTCCCATCTGTGAGAGATCGACTTCCAGAAATGCAGAGAGATTATGTCAGAAGACTTAACAAACTTGTTATCGCTCTATATGGCAAAGCTTCTGCAACTGGATCTTCAAGAAAATTAATGGGAAAAAGTTAAGAGGAGAATAAATGGCAGATGAGGACAACAATCTTCCAGTTATCGTGATCAAAGATAAACAATATCTTTTGGATTATTCAGATATAACTGGGATCGAATGGCGAGAGATCAAGAAGATCACTGGTCTAAATTCAATGGAAGCAATCGGACAGACATCAATGATGGACTTTGAAGCTCTTGCATCTATTGTGCTGATCTTTGCAAAAAGAGAAGACAAGACAGTCAAATATGAAGACATCTTGGCACAGTTGACCATTGAATCAGTTAAAACACAAGAGGAACTGGATCAAGAAATCCCAAAAGACTAAGGAGAGCTTATCGGAAGCATCTTCCAGCTCTCAGTCACTTTTTCGGAATACGACCTTGGGAATTTGATTTGCTCACTATGGGAGAGATCAATGAATATCTTGAACAACTCGATGAATTTATAAGGAATAAAAATGGCTAATAAAAATGCTCAGATAATGGTCAATATTGCTCTGGACACAGCTCCTCTCGAAGCTGGACAGAAAAGAGCAATTAAGCAGTTTGATAAAATTGGATCACTAGGTCAAAGAGCTAGTGGTGGTCTTAAGACTCTAGGCAAAGGGATGGCGAAAGTTGGTCTCTTAGCTGGTGCAATGGCAGGATCTGTTGGTGTCGTATCAAACAAGATGGTTCAACTTGCTTCTGATAGTGAAGAGAGTGCAAACGCATTCGGTGTCACATTTAAAGAAGCAACTCAAGGTCTTAATCAATTCGTTGATGAGTTCTCCACAAAAGCAGGTTTCACAACAGCTGAACTGCAACAACTACTTTCATTCACTGGTGGCGTTGTTAATGGTATGGGAGCAAGTGCTGAGGCATCAGCTGAGTTCTCTAAACAAGTTGCAGTTCTATCTGGTGACATTGGATCTCTTAGAAATATAGATCCCTCAGATGTGCTTGATCGTATCACTAAATCTTTAACAGGTGAACGAGAGGGCTTGAAGCAACTCGGTATTGTTATTAATCAGACAGAGCTTGATCAAAAAGCTTTGACAATGACTAACAAGAATGCTGTCTCTGAACTAACAGCAATGGATCGTGCAACAGCGACTTTGACTTTGATTCAAGAGAGATCATCAGATGCAATTGGCGATCTGGATAATACATCAGAGGGTTTTGCAAACACTCAGAGAAGATTAAAAGCTGAACTTAGAGAGACTGCAACTGCAATGGGTGAATCATTGATGCCTAGTGTCAATGCTGTGCTTCCACTGATTTCAGAAATGGCTTCAGATGTTTTGCCAAAAATGGCTAGAGCATTTGCTAATGGTGTTGAAAAAGTTAAAGAGTTCAATGAACAATTTGGTGAAGAGATAATGGGAAGATTGAAGAAAACTTTTCAATTCTTTCAAGATACAGCTGTGATCTTAAGTCACTTAATTGGAAAATTTATAGATATGATCGCAAACTCCAAGATCCTTGCATTTGTGCTTGGTGATCTTGAAGAGACTCAATATGGGTTAATAGATGCAGTTGGCGACTATGCAGACAAGATCAGAGAACAAAACGCTGAAGAAAAAAGAGCTATTAGATCTCGAGAAGATATGATCAAGAAATACACTAAGACTGAAGTTGTCTTGAATAAGACACAGATGGCTCAATTTAGGTTCACACAGGAAATGCGAGAATCTACTGAAGCAGTTGAAGATCATACTGATGAAATTGTCTTTGGTGCAGTAGAGTTCCAGAAATACACTGGTTCAATCAACAAAGCTCTCTCCTCTATTAAGACTCTCACTGGTTTGCAAGAGCGAGGCAAGAGAGAACAAGAACGACTGGATGAAGCAACTGGCGAACTTGAGGAATCAAACATTCAAGTTGCTAAAGCACAGCAAATTCTTGCACAGTCACAGGACAAAGTCACACAGCTTCAAGCTGATGGAACTGATGTCACAGCTCAAGAAGAGTTGGCAATTATACAATTAAAGAAATCTATCGAGGAGCTAACTGAAGCTCAAGATGGATCAAGAGAAATGGAACTCGAACTGATCCTCGCTAAAGAGGAACTTGTTGAGTTAGAGAAAGAAGCGACTGCTCAGTCTGATGCTTATTTCGATGCAGTTAGATCTGTTGAAGAAGCTGAAGAGGAATTGACTCAAGCTATTGAAGATCAAAAACAAGCTAGAGAAGATCAGATTCAAGCTAAGAAAGACCTTGCTGAAGCTACAAAGATCAGTGCTGAAAACATACTCACTGAAGCTCTTGCAATTAAAGAACTTGAAAAAGCATTTGGATCATTTGAGGGTGAAACCTTTAAAAGAACATTAGAAGAGATCGCCTTAGTAACAGGCAGAAAGATAGCTGAAATTGAACAGGCATTCGCTAATGCTGGACTGACAGCAGGTTCTTTCACTGCTCCAGATAGTGGATCAAGCAGTGGATCAAGTGAAGTTTCCTCAGCTCCTACCTTTGCAGAAAGCAATTCATCTGAATCTGGAAGTGTTGGATCTGGATCTGGTGCTTCTNGTGGAACTGGTGGATCTACTTCTCAACCAATTAAGATTTTCACAACTTTAAACATAGGATCAGAGAAGTTTGAGACTGTGACACAAGATGCAATTATNCAGTTGCAGAAGCAAGGAAAAAGAGTTCTGATATGAGTGTTGCTTTCAACTCTGATGTTGATCTCACTGTTGAAATTGCTTTTGATTCAGATCCCTTTGCTACTTCACAGACTTTCTCAGATGTCTCAGCTTATATAAGAGAATTTAGTATTGATAGAGGAAGACAGCACGATCTTGCTGATTATCAGACTGGAACTGCATCAGTATTGNTAAACAATNCAGATGATCGGTTTAATCCACTGAATACAAGTTCACCATATTATGGAAAGATCAGTCCTTTTAGGCAGATCAAGATCTCAGCTGAATATGATGGATCAACAAGAGTATTATTCAGAGGATTCATCACAGCTTATCCAGAATCATTTGGTGGACAAGGTGCAGACTCTTCTGTTCGTGTCAGCTGTGTAGATGCTTTTAAAATATTTAATCTGAACACTATTGGGGCAAGAGGTTGGAAACTTGGCTCAAGTGGATTTTCTAATTTAGGAGAATCAACTCGCTTAGGATATAACGACATTCAAGAATTATCCTCTGCAAGAATATCAAGACTCTTAGATGCTTTTGGATGGTCTTCAACTGATCGAGCGATCTCAACAGGTGACTTGCAAGTTCAAGCTGGGCAAAGTGTTAATGACAACCTTTTGACTGCAATGAAAAGTGTCGAGTCAGCTGAACAAGGTCAGTTCTATATGTCAGCAGATGGCAAAGCTACTTTTCGAGATCGAAATTATAAAAGAACACAACAATTCAGTTCTCAAGCAACATTTGGGAATGGAGTTGGAGAACTGCCTTTCAGTGATGTGATCACCACATTAGATGACTCGAAGATCTTAAACTTGATCTCTGTCACTAGAGCTGGAGGAACTGAGCAGGTTTTATCAGATACAGATTCGATTGCTAAATATGGAGCAAGGGAAAACTCACTGTCTGGGACATTAAATGTCACTGATGCAGATGCTTTGGACATTGCACAACAAAGACTGACACAGTTTAAAGAGACAAGTTCAAGGATCGAGGGGCTGATCGTTAATCCCCTATCTAACACGAGTTTATGGAATCAAGTTCTGGTCAGAGAACTAGGTGACAAAATAACAATAAAAATTCCAACAACAGTTGCAACAACGATGGAGTTTGATGTTCATCTTGACCGAATCAGTCATTCTGTGTCTGCAATCAATCAGACTTGGACTTGGCAGGTTAGAACATCAGCAGGATCAGAAGTTGGATCGTGGGTGTTGGGATCATCAAGACTAGGACAAGAAACCAACTTGGCTTGGTAGATATAGGAGAAAATTAAATGGCTTATAAAGGAAACTGGGCAACTGGTGATCTGATCGACACAACAGCTTTTCAAGAGCTTGTGAACTCGGCAGTTTATTCATTTGCATCGCTTTCAGCATTAACAAGTGCAATCTCATCTCCAGTAGATGGACAGATTGCTTTCGCACAAGATACAGAGATTTATCATCGTTATGATGCTGACTCTACTTCTTGGACATTGCTTTTGGGAGATGCAGACATCACAGCTGTGACCATCAACACGAATGCAAACTCTGGACTCTCTGGTGGAACTGCGACTTCATCTGGGGCTTCAACAACAACTTTGTTGATAGATGCTAATAATTTAGCAACTGCAACAGCTGTCTCAACTGATTATCTAGTGATTGAAGATGTCACTGATGGATCAACAAAGAAAGCATTAATTTCAGACATAGTGTCACTCGGTGACATAACTGCTGTGAATACAATTGCAAACTCTGGTCTTGCAGGTGGTGGAGCATCTGGAGATCTAAATATATCAGTAGATCCAAGCAACTTATCAGATGGAGCATCTGTGACAGTTGATCTTGCAAACGATCTTTTGATTTTAGAAGATGCAACAGATGGCACAGTTTATAAAGTGAAACCAAATCAGATCAGCTCTGGTGGTGGATCTTCATTCAACGAATTTTTATTAATAGGAGCATAGGAGAAAAATATGGCGAACGCTTATAAAATACTGGGACAAGTTGGAGATGGAAGTGCAAATGATGTCACTCTCTACACAGTCCCAGCATCAACAGAGACAGTAATTTCATCGATTATTATCTGCAACAGAGAAAACTCTGCAAACACTTTCAGACTTGGAATCAAGGCAAATGGTGGATCAATAGCTGATGAAGATTATATTGCTTTTGATTCAAATATCCAAGCAAATGACACAATCACTCTGACACTCGGAATCACACTGGATGCAACAGATGTGATCTGTGTTGGTGCTAGTGATAACAATGTCACATTCTCTGTTTATGGCACAGAAATCTCTTAGGAGTTAACTATGGCAATAACAAGCATTAAACAATCTGGATTCACTGGAAGCAAATCCAAGGACTTAAGTTCTTTTGCCTCACCTAGAGAGATTCAATATGTTATCCAAGCTGGTGGTGGTGGAGGTTCATCAAATGGTGCTCGAGGTTCTGGAGGTGGTGGAGCTGGGGGTTATAGATCATCGGTAGTAGGTGAAAGATCTGGAGGATCAGATAATGGAGCTTCTGGATCTGCAACTGGATCAGTTGAATCTAAGCTCTCGGTTGATGCAGGAACAACATACACAGTAACTGTTGGAGGTGGAGGAGCTTATGCGACACAAGGTTCTAATGGAAGCAACTCTGTTTTTGCAGACAAAACTTCTTCAGGTGGTGGACTTGGTGGAAATGTCGGAACATCTTATCCACGAGGAAACACTGGGGGTTGCTCTGGTGGTGGTGGACACGGACAAAGTGAAACTGGAGCTATTGGAAACTATCAAGGTTTCAGAGGTGGAGCAGGACTAGACAACAACCCATTTTTCTCTGGTGGAGGTGGAGGAGGTGTCGGAGGCGAGGGAGGAAACGCTCTCAATGGAGGCACAAGTGCAACAAGATATTCTGGAGCAGGTGGCGTTGGAATAACATCATCAATCACTGGATCTGCTGTTGGTCGTGGTGGTGGAGGTCGTGGAGCTGGTGTCAATACCAGTCACAACGCAGGAGCAACTTCTGATGGAGGTGGAGGAACTGTGAACACTGGTGGAGGTGGGAATGGAAACTCATCAGCTGGGGGATCTGGAGTAGTTATTTTAAAATATCCAAATATTTATTCAGTCACAGTTGGAGCTGGGTTAACCAGTGGAGGCGAACAGTCCACTGATGGAGGTGCTTTTAAATATATAGAGTTCACAGCTGGAACTGGAACAATCACTTTTTCATAGGAGGAAATTATGGCACATTATTCATTTATAAAAGACAATATCGTTATTGAAGTGATCACTGGGATTCCAGAGGATGACACAAGCACTCTTCCAGAAGAGTTTGATTCTTGGGAGGAGTTTTATTTGACTCAGAGATCAGAAGCAGATCAATGCTTGAGGACTTCATATAATACAAGAGGAAATGACCATCTTGATGATGGAACTCCTTTTAGAGGGAATTATGCTGGAATAGGTTTCACCTATGATCCAGACAATGATGTTTTCTATGAACCACAACCCTTTGAGAGTTGGACATTAAACACAACAACTTGGTTATGGGAAGCTCCTATCACTAATCCATCAGATGATGACAATTTTTATTGGTGGGATGAAGATTTGTATCAAGCAGACACATCAGATCCAAAGACTGCTGGTTGGGTATCTAATGAATCTTGAACTTTTAAGATTTAGCTCAACTGAAGACTCTACATCTGGGATCTTGTCGATCGTGAATGGTGATGGATCTAAAAAGTTTTTGGCTTATACAGTAGAAGATCCATATCGTGAAAAGAAGATCAAGCACATCACTAGATTCGCTGATGGTCGTTATCAGATCAAGTTTAGAGCTGTTGGAGGATTTCAAAGCAGATACCTTAAGAGGTATGGTGCTGAGTTCCATTCAGCTGGAATGTTGGAACTTCAAGATGTGAAAGGTTATTCTGGTGCAGAATATTCCTATGTCTTGATCCACGCTGGAAATTCGGCAAAGTCATCCAGTGGGTGCATAATTTTAGGCGATAATCAGACCAATAACCAGATCAAAGAGTTTGGATGGGTGGGATCATCCAGAAATAATTATTTAAGGACATATCCAATCATTAGAGATGCTCTGCTCAAAGGCGATGAAGTCTGGCTTGATGTTATAGATCACGACAGACCAACAGAGAA